AAGATTGATCTAGCAACTGCACCATACCCCTGATCATTATCATCAATAATCTCAACAAAAGGTGGGTACTTATATCCAGATCCTGTATTTGTAACTTGAACTCCTATAATACTAGATGTAATTCTACCATCTGATCGTTGAATTAAATTACCAAAAATAGGAATTGCAGTACATCCACTTCCTAGTCCACCAAAAATATTGATTTGAGGTGGACTTGCATATTGTAAAGAATCTGTAAAACATTGTTGAACATCTTTAATATTTACTCCAGAATTCACAATATCCGCAATACCTTTAACTGAATTGAATGTATTTGCCATAGAACCAACTAAGGTTGAATTCGATCCAGAGGGTCCACCTCCAACTTTCCATTCATTAACTAATCCCTTAAAGTTTGAAAGATCTTGATTACAACCAAATCCAACCCCAAACTCTGATAATAGTCCAATGCCCTCTCTCAGAAGATTACCAACATTAAAATCGCTGAAAAATTGTAGAAGTTTTTGAACAGTACTTAAAGGTCCACTCATTAAAAGTTCAAGAACCCCGATAATTGAATTCAATAAAGTTCCAGTGAATTGATCTGCGGCACAACTTACAAATCGATCAACATTATCTAATACTGAATTTAAAAGATCTGAAACAATATCCTTAAGTTGATTTATAACTGCTCCAGCAATACAGGATAACGCTTCCTCTAATGCTTTTACTGGCGATATCATTGCTTGTTGTGCTGCTACTCCAGCAAGATGTGCAGCAGCCGGGTTACCAGTTGCAGCAAGAACCTGAGCATAAACTAATTTGTATAGTAAATCTAGTCCATTTTTAAGTAAAGTAATAAGATTTCGAATCAAAAACTCAAAGATTCCACCAATAAAATCATTACATAAAATTACAATTTTATCTACTACTCTACTAATTTCATTTTGAATTCTTTCAGCATCTCCTTGAAATTTTCTAAGTTTTCGAATCAAATTTTGAACAATAGATTTAATCTTATCAATTTGTGTATTTTTAACTGTGTTTGCTAGAGGTATCAAATTACCAATAGCACCATTTTCCGAAATAATTTGTTGACCAGTTTCGAGTGATCTTTGTTTTGCTTGTTCCTCAGAAATACTTTCAGGTGATCTTTGAGAATTATCCTTTAATTCATTTGATTCAGATGATGGTGTTTTAGGATTTTTCTTCATTGGTGAAGAATAACCAGTAAATCCATCGAATGGATATTTATAAGTTGTTGAAGGAACTTGATCTGTTCTACCAAATGTTGCAAGAATTACTGGAATCTGGGCATTATCTCCATCTAAAAAGAATCCAAGAACAATATCCCCTTGTTGCAATTGAACTCCAGTAGAAACATTTGCTGCACCTGATCCAGCAGTTGTTGGAATTAGACACTGCGCCCAAGGTAAATCTTCATTTGGTAGATCTACTTCACTGTAAGGATGGTAACCTAAAATTCTAACCTTAAATCGATTTCCCCAACCACCACCTTCAATTTGTTTGCCCATAGATTCAAGTGGTGGAATCTGTCCAATCCACCATCTAAATCCATCTCTACCAATAAAGTGACTTTGAAGTAATGATTGATCTAACATTTATGATTCTCTTTCTGTAACATTAATACCATAAGTATCTCGAATAATTCTCAATGATGTATAAGAATTATTTACATTAAAATGATGACATAATTCTTTAATTAAATAATATCCACTCTGCTCTTTATCATATTCTTTAGCGGGAGAATTTGAGATTTTTGGAAACTTACATTCAATGATATCTCCTGCTCTCAAATTTGTATTCAATGGAACCATCATATTTATAGATTGTGTAAACAATGTGTTATATCTCATTAATGATTGTGATTGATATAATTTTGGATCAGAATTTAAATCCTTGGATACATCCTGGTCCATTGTTCCAACATCCAAAACAGCAGTGATGATTCTAGATGGAATATCGCCCAAGGTTACATTAGATCCTTCTTGCACTGGTGGAAATTCAAATTTTCCACCAAGATTATTTGATTTATTTACATAGTCAGATTTTTTAAAAATACCATCTTCCGGTCGTGAAAATGAAAAATTCAGTGGATTAAAGAACATTCTATGACTTGAGTATGCACCTAGACGTAGTTGATCTATTATATTTTGATTCTTATCTGCATTATAGTTTAAAATATTAAAGTCATTATTGATTTTTTTATCATCCTCATCATAAGAATCTTGAGATTCTGTAAATGTATATACTGCTTTTGGTTCTTGTAATAATAGATTATCTAATGATCTAAATTGAAATCCATCTTGAGTCTGATAGAATAGAAATCCAGCAGATGCATTTTTAATTTTTTCTGAAACTGCCTTGGATGCTAACCACACTAAAACTGTGAAAGGTTTTCTCATATTTCCAATGAACCCATACTTATTGGATGATGTATCGATAGTTCCAATTTTAGATGTTTTTAGAGTTTCTTTTAGTATCTTTTCAACTGAGTCACTAATTCTTAAAGATGTTGGAAATTTTTTGGATATTCTTGAAGTTTCATTTGTGATTGCTTCTCTAGATGAAAGATGAAGTGTAAATGATTCACGATTAGTCTCAGTTATAATATCAGTAATATTAAAAACATATAAGTAATCTGAAGATTTTTTTGAAAAATCTAATGCTGGATTTGTTGCAGAATTACCTGAGATCTTAAGAGAAATTCTTTCACCACCTCTAATTGGCAATCCATTATAAATTGATTGCTTATCCCCATCTGGATTGTCAGCGGGTGCAATTACATTTCCGTTGTTTACAATTTTAATTTTTGCTGTGATTGTTGGTGAAAGAATATCCTCATAATATTCAAATAGAATTGATGCTCCAATAAGATCAACCGTTCTTTTGGAATCGCTGGATTCTATAATAAGTTCTTCGTATATAGATTTTTTAATTGACATTACACGTACATTAAATCGAGTAAAAGTTTATTCTTGATAAAATTATTTAACGGTGCTGATGATGGTACATTAGAATCTGGAGGGGTTGATGTTTGTATAATTGGAGGTTCTTGTGGTAACGGTGAAGGGGTGTCATCTATTACTACAACTTGAGGTCCTTTTCTTTCGGGTTTAATTTCTTCTGCTATTTGTCGCCTTGGTGGGGGTGAGATTTGTGCTTGAGGCGATAGTTGTCGAGTTCCAGTAAATGGTGCAGAAGATGGAAATCCATATTCAAGGGGATCAATTATATTTCTTCTTGGTCTTCCAACTTCTCCTAATTTGGATGATATTTCCCAATGTAAATGTGGACCAGTTGAACGTCCTGTAGAACCAACGTATCCAATTATTGTACCTGATGTCAATCTTTGACCAATTCTTACTTTTGGAAGTTCTCTAAGGTGAGCATAAAAATGTTCAATTCCATTGGAATCCAAATATGCAACGTAGTATCCATATCCACCGGATTCATATCCAACATCAGTAATTTCTGCATCTGTAATTACTGAAACTGGCGTACCTGAAGGCATTGGTAAATCTCTACCATTATGATTTCTACCTCTACTAGGACTATATCCTGCTCTATCGCCAATAGTAACTCTTGGTACATTTAAATTAGTCACTCTAGGTGTAGTTGGTTGAGTTTGCGTTAAAGATGTGGTAATAGATGTAGTTCTCGCTCTTTCTACAATTCTTTGCTCTTGAGGTGTAAATCTTGCTAGACTCTCTGCATCCCACGCCCAATCTCTTATTCCATTCTTTTTTATGAGATAGAGTGCTGCTTTATCTTGAGTTTCCGCATCAAATTTATCAGTAACTTTAATTACACCAGCATCAACAATACTTTTTAATGTACTTGGTATAAATTGATATCGACCTGCGGCAAAAATTCCAACTTTATTGGGTCCATTGTATGATTTATTTTTTCTCTGTCGTTCCATAACTTCAGCAACAGTCATATCTGTCAGTTTTTTACCCAAAAGATTTGGTGAATCGGAAGAACCAGAACCATAAATCCCGTACATACCTTCTCCACCCTGATTCATTGCATTATAATTTCCTCCACTTTCTGGACCTGCAATAATATCCAATGCTTGTCTGTGTATTCCAGTTACTGGTCTACTTGGAGTGGATTCTGGAGTTTCATATAAACTATCAGGTCTCATATCACCTAATCCTGGTGCTTGCTCACCAGTTGTTAATGATTGAGATAAAGGAGTTGTAAACAGTTTAAATGTATCGGTAAGTTTATCCCCAAGATCTTGTAATGAATTGTTAAATTCATCAAATGTTTTTGTAACAACACCTTCACTTGAGAACTCTTTAAAATCTAAACGAACTAATGCATTCAGAGCACCACCTAAAGTATCGCCAAAAAGATCAATCGTATATCTCATGTTACCAATCATACTATACATAGAAGTTCCAAAAGTTTGAATTCTAGAAATAAACTCCTTACCCATGAAAGTCCAAGTAGGAAGATTTTCAATAATCCATCCGGCAGTTGTAAATCCTAAAAATCCAATTAGTCTACTTAAAGGACTACCTTCACCCTTGTTTGCAAAGGAATATCCTTTCTTTATGTTTGTAGATACATTTTTAGATTCAGATTGATCTTCTATTTCTCTTCGTCTTGATGCCTCTTCTCTTCTTGAAATCAGTAAAGAAGATTTTTCATTTAGTATTCTTTTACTTCTAGTATTATTTGCAATAATTTTTGAAATATTATTAACGGAAGTGTTTACAGTCGAAAGACTTTTTCTTGTAGTTCCTAAGGACTTTGAAATATTGTTAATACTAATTGATGATCTTTTAAATGCGTCCGAGGTTAATGTCATATTATGATGTTACTATATTGTAATTTAATTGAGAATATAGAACATAAAAATTATCTGGATTTGATGAATTAATCAAAGGAACATCTGTTAATGGTCCAATAGATGTTGATGTACTCGCTTGAGATTGTGTTGTATTTGCAGTTTTGATAATTGTTAATTCTGGTGTTGGTGGTGGTAATTGACCAACTCTTTGAGGTTCTTTTGGTGGTATTGATATTTGTGCTAGAGGTGGAGTTGATTGTGTGGGTTGAGATTGCGATTGATTAATATTTGTATAATCGGTAACTCCCACATTTGACATAGTAGGTTGAGTGGATGCTGTAGTCGCAGTAGGGGGCGTCAGAGTCGGTGTACCAGTCAAAGGTTGTTGGGGTATGGGAGTTACCTCAGGTGTAGTAGACGCTGCTGTAGACGCTTCTGGAGGGGTTACAGGGGCAGTTGCTTCTACTGATGCGGGTGGAGTTCCTGTAGATTCTTTCTTTTTCTGATCTAATTCTTCTCGTCTCTTCCTTAAGATTTCTGGATCTGCTCCAGTTAAATTGCTACCTAAAAATTCAGCAATTTGATCAAACGTGAAAATAGTTCCCGCAGCAAGTCGAAGTCCTCTAAAAATCCCTCCACCCGGTACAAAAGTTAATGCGGATAAAACTGTATCAATATTTTCACCATTTAAAAAGTTCATTACACCAGATGCACCAGTTATCATCTTACCAATAAGACTTAAGAATCCACCAGAAGAAGGTGTAGTTGGCGTTCTTGGTGTATTTGGTAATCCTGGAATAGCATTTCGCATTCCACCCATCAAGTTACCAAACAATATGGATGCTGCTTCAATTGGTTTTATAACTAATAGTCTCGTTAAACCTGAAGCAAGTCCTGCAATTGTTCTTGTAATCAGAGAAAATCCTGTTCGAATAGCAAGTAGACCACCTGCAGCAATTCCAATATTTTTAAGTATATTTCCTTTAATATCATTGAATAATTCAGTATTTCCCTCTTCGGATGCTTGTATTGCTTTTACTGATTCATTAGTCAACCATCCACCAAATAATAATGCAAGGGCAGTATTAATTCCACCAAAAATATTTTGTACTTTTGGTGCTAATTTTTGAACTGGTTCTAATACTGCATTTTGTATCTTTTTTTCTATTTCACTTTCTTTTCCAATTCTGACTTGACGTTCTGTAAGTATTCTTTGTTTTTCTTGTTCTGTTTCAATTCTATTTCTTTCTTCTGCATTATCTTGCTGTAACAGTAAAGCAATTGTAGAAAGTCCTGTACCTAACTTATTAATATCAGTTCTTAGTGATTCAACACTTGAATTAAAAGTGAATAATGACTGTTCTTGACCTTGAATTGATCTTAAGTTCTGTAATTCTTCTTGAGATCGTTTATTCTCGATATTTGCAATTTCACTTTTGAATACAGATGAATCAACTGTAGTTTTCTTTACTAATGCCTCTCTAACTTCTTTAGACAAAACAGATCCCGTAATTGGATCGACTCCTGATTGACCAACTTTTACGGGATCTAGTTCAGCCATTGTTGTTTCTTAATTCCTCTTCTTCAATTCTTTGTTTAATCAATGCAATATAAACTTCTCGTTCCCATGGTATAAGATTTTCTATTTCTGCTAAAGAGTATTTATGATCGTTTATTAAAGAGAAATTGGTCTTATAGTATGATTCAAGATTTTCATGAATCATACTTAAGCGAAAAAACTTTGAAGTCCCTCTAGTTTAACTTCCCGTTCTACACCAGTTTTTGGATTTTTAACTTTGAATTTGTGTAATAGTTTTGGCATTGTATTAAAGAAATTGTCAATTTCTTTAAATTTCTGAGGACTCAAATTTTCAATAAATTCTTCAAGTTCCTTTTTTGTACAATCTGATGCTGTCCAAGATTCTTCTTCGCTATAAACTTGCTCAATGCAAGAAATAATTAAATCAAATGTTTCAGTGACACTTAGTTCATTAGTTACTGCAAAGTTTGTTTTAATGAAGTCACTCATTGATGGGTACTTCATTCTAAGAGTCAATTTATCATCTAATTTAATATCTCTTGAATGATCTTCATCAATATGAACTTGAATTTCATCTAAATTGATACTCACTGGAACCTTAGTTTCCTCATCATCGGGGCAAGTACATAAGAATTCAATAGTTTCACCCACAGACTTACCTCGAATATTTAAAAACAAATATTCAATATCAAATGTTGCTAATTGTTCAATTTTAATTCCACGAGTTAAGATGCAATTATTAATTACAGTTTTAACTGCATTTGCAATTTGTTCTGGATCTTCACTTTCTTGTGCAATGATAAGAATCTTTTCCTCCTTTACAAGAAATGTTCTATATTTAATTTCTTTTTTGAGTGAAGGAATGACTAAAGTATATTGTGGAGTTACAACTTTAGGTAATGGCATTGAGATTTCAAAATCAGTTATGAATTATTTATTAGCAGATTTACCATACAAATACTCATAAAGACTTTGACCACTTGGTACCATTCCAACCCCATTTGAAGGAATTGATCCAGGTGATCTAGGAATTAATATCGGTTGTGGTTGTTGTGCAGGTGTTAGTTGTGGTTCTTTTGGATCTTTATTATTGTCTTCATTTCTAATGATATCAAGACTCAATGATTTTCCAATTACATAGCGATCTATTTTAAAATTCACGGACATTTTTAATACATCAGACTCTGCGTATGATACAGGAATTGATGCAATATTATATGGATAAAGTCCTATAAATGTATATTCAACTTCTTTGTTATAATCACGATCGAATTTTGTAATCTTAGTTTTATTTGACTTATAATATTGGGGATACTGCATTCTGATAAAATATCCCTCATCCACGTTACTGTTAATTGGTGGATTATTACCTTCAATCGGATTAGATGCTCCACTTGCAATAAATTCCATCCAATGTTCAAGAAACTTTAGAGTCTTATAATTACTATCAACATAAAAATCGAAACTAATATCTTGATATTGTCTACGATGCGCAAAAGTTTCTGTGATGCCAATATAATTTCCTGCAATATCCACAGTTGAAAGTTGAGTTGTTGGTAGACTACCATTATAGCAGAGAAGACCAGCATCCTCAGCAATGAATCTGGAATTAATACCTTTACTACCTAGATATGAAACTAATTCAGGAGGTAGTCCTCCAAATTTAACTTCATAATGAGTAGTTTGAGCAAGATTTGTAAATAGGGGTTTAATATCTGATATCCTACGTGGTTTTGCCACTCTAAATACCTATTATGAGTTTCTTAGTGTAAGTATTTAGTCGTGTCATACAAAGGTAAGTATAAATTAAAAAACCCACAAAAGTACAAAGGTGATCCTCTTAATGTGATCTACAGATCCTTATGGGAAAGAAAGTATATGGTGTATTGCGATACAAGTAGTGAAATTTTAGAATGGTCATCTGAAGAAAAATCCATACCTTATCGTTCACCATCTGACGGAAAAATACATAGATACTACCCTGATTTTCTTATAAAAAGAAAGGAACTTGATGGTGCAATCAAGAAATATATGATTGAAATTAAACCTAAAAAACAAACTTTACCACCACCAAAACCTAAAAGACAAACTCAAAAATATTTGAATGAGGTCTTCACATATGCTAAAAATCAATCAAAATGGGAAGCGGCAAGAGAATGGTGTGCAGATAATGGTTATATATTCCAGGTACTCACGGAAAAGGAATTAAATATAAGGCGATAAAATGAAATTCACAGGATACGAGAAGGACCTATCTCAATATACTAAAGATGAACTAGTTCAGATTGCAACTGATAACTCAGTGTATTATACAACAGCAACTGGTCAAGGTCGAATTAGTGGATATAATAGATTATCGAAAAGTCAATTGATCAGTCTGATCAAAAATGATCCAGACTTTAAACGAAAAAATCCAAAAAATCCAGTAAAAACCCCTGATGATTGGAATTCTGGTAATCGATTTATTAAGTTCAAGGAATCTTTATTCGGAACAGAGTCACCTGAAGAACTTATGAATGAAATTATGGATATTGCTAAAGATACTGAAAGATCATTTCCAATACCAGGTAAGTATTATACTTGCATCTATTATGCGGTAACTCCGAGAATTATCTATGATCGTCATCCTTTGATTAAAGTTACCAATTTACTACCAAAAGGGTTTTCTGCTTTTAATTTTCACTGGACTAAGTATCGACAATATAATACAGAAGATGGTGATCGACTTGTGAGTGCATTATATGAACTAAACTCAAAAGAAGTTCAAACTTTAAGATCTGTTCCTTATGCTAGAAAAGTGAGAACGTAATCATAAATAGTTAAAAAAATGGTTGACGGATATCAGTTAGCGTCTCAAGGTGTTAGACTTAATGAAAGAACACCAACCACACCACAAAAAAATACACCATCAGAAATATTAAGATATCCTATTAAACAAATAGGAGATCAAGATGATTATTTGAAAATACAGATTATTAAATATGTTGCACCTGGACTTGGATCTGTTGGTGAAAATATATTTGGACTTCGCACTACAGAGGATGCACTAAAGCAATCTGGGAGCATTAAAAACTCTATTGCTACGATTATTCTCCCAATGCCATCTAATATTCAAGATAATAGTAGTGCAGATTGGGGAAGTGCGACAATGGGCCCAATATCTGCAGAATTGGCAAAATCTGCTTATAATGGTATTCTATCTGATAATTTTGTAAGTTCTCTTGCATCCTCTATTGGTAGTGCTTTGGGAGGGATCGAAAGGGTTATACAAACAGGGGAAGGTCAAAAATCATTTGCTGCTGGTACTGCTGCTGCCGCTATTCAAGCGGCTACTGGACAAGGTGATATAGGTCAATTGGTCTCTAGAGCATCAGGACAAGCATTCAACCAAAACGTTGAATTATTGTTCAATGGTGTAAATATGAGATCTGCATTCAATTTTACATTCGATATGGTTCCAAGATCTAAAGAAGAATCAGAAAGAATTAAAAAAATAATTCGAACTTTTAAAGTCAATATGACACCTAAAAAAGGTAGAACTGGTGTTAAAGGTGGTGGTCTTTTTATTGGAGCACCAAATGTATTTAAACTGGAATACATGAGTGGAGGAAAATTACATCCATTCTTACATACATTTAAACCTTCTGCATTAGTTCAAATGGGTGTTGATTACAATGGGTCAGGTCAATATTCTTCCTACCCCGACGCAACTCCAGTTCATATGAGATTATCTTTAGCATTTCAAGAACTCTCTCCAATTTATCGAGAAGATTATTTGGATGGTGATGATATCAATCAGTTCAAACTTCCAGGGACGGGATACTGATGTACTATTTCAGAGAATTACAAAATTTAGAGTATCAATCATTCTTAAAAGATAGAAAAACATCTAATGAATATCTTCTAGTAAAAAATTTATTTCGTAGAGTTAAACTTCGTGATGATTTGAATAATGTTTTTACAATCTTTGATAAGTATCAGATACCCGATGGATCTAGACCTGATTTAGTAGCAGAAGAACTTTATGGTAGTGCTCAGTATGACTGGGTGGTTTTAATTACGGCAGGAATTACTAGAGTTAGAGATCAATGGCCTCTTTCTGATAGACAGATTTATGATTATTCAGAAAATCTTTATGGTGAAGACTTAAACTCTATGCATCATTATGAGACTACTGAAGTTAGAGATTCTCAAGATCGTTTGATTTTACCTGCTGGAAAGGTTGTGGATGCTGACTTTAAAATCTCATATTTTGATAATGGGAAAGTCTATACAAATGATTCTACTCTTGGAGTGAATATTGTAAATATCCAAAATCCTGTAGTTGGTATTAGTAATTATGAATATGAAATTAAAAAGAACAATGAAAAGAGAAGTATCTACGTTCTTAAACCTAGATACTTACAACAAGTATTGACTGATACTAAAAAAGCGATGACTTATGATGAGTCATCGCAGTATGTTAATGATAGATTAATTCGAACTGAGAATACTAGATCATTAGGTTCTTAATCAATCGTCTGACGCTAGGCGTTTGAAATAGTCTAGGGAATCATCATCGTCGTCCTCATCAGAATAAGAACTCGAAGAACTCAGACTATTGAGTTGACTGCGAAGGTCATCATCAAGTTCACGGGTTGAACCACGATAGTCATCTTCACCTTCAACTTCTTCGTCGATTCTCTTAGAA